ATGTAAGTTAGCTTACGCTTTTGCTTACGAGCAGTATCTTTACCTGCGTCTGTTCCATTGTTCCAGAGTTGTGAGTTAAACTCAGATACTGGATCTTTCTGCCCTAATGTAGTTAGAGAGTTCTCGATATACCATCCACCAGGACCTTGGAAGGCGTGGGAGTATAACTTTACAAATGGTAGATCTTCACCATCGGGAGCAGGAAGGAAACGAATAACGGCATAACCGTTACCACCTTTATCTACTTCTAATTTCCATAGACGGTCATCACCTTGACCACCTGTATTATTCATCTTTTCGACTTCCTTCACAAGTTTTTGTGTAAGAGAGCCTAGTTTTGATTGCTTTTTAAGTTTAGCAAACGACATTAGATTACCTCGGATTAATTTGGATTTAATTTGATTGGTTTTATTATAACAAAGATTTACTTAATCGTCAATATGACTCTTAAGCATTTCAATACTATTTTCCATACTACTGAATAATAAATTAACATCAGTACCCATAGGAAAACCTAATGCAGTAACTGACTTAACCAAATCTTCTTTCATTTTCTTAGCAGCAGGATCTTCAGACAAGGATAACCTTGTATACATAACCCTCTGCTTATCTAACAATTCAGTTAGAGTATCAATGTGTTCAATTCTTTCATCTTTAGATAAAGAAGCAAATGACATACCAGCACTATAAATTACTTTTTGTAGTTCTTGAATTTCTCTTAATTCTTTCTGAACAATTTCAGAATCGAAAAATTTAGTCATTTACAATTTCCCTTAAGACTTTTTTAAATTGAAACACATTAATATTTAGGAAAGGTAAATACTTTTTTAATTTCATACTTACGGTTTCCCATACAGGATCAGATAGTTTCTTATCAAAATTTTTCTGGAAAGAAAAGATTTTTTCCAGAATAGAAAGTGTCTCTAACGAAATCTCTCCACCTAGATATTTTTTTAGTACTGGTGGATGACCCTTCGAGCAATTGAATACTTTGTCTAAGTCGTTCTCTGAAAGTAAATTCTCTGATTGTTGCTTGAACATATACGTCAAACTCTGTTGCCTCATTTTCCATTCTGCGTATGTTCTTTCTCCAGAATTGATAATTTCTCCAATCCATAAGTTCTGTGGGTTAGTAGCGTTTACGAAATTTGATAAAAGAAAATCTATTACCTCTTGATCTGAATACTTCCTAGAAGTTTTCTCAAACCAATACTTATCTTTCCTTTTATTGAATGATGTTATTGTAGCACGAGATTTACCACCATACTTAATGAAGTCATACTTAGGATTAGTAAAATGACTTTTCATTGATAGATATGTGCGATAGGTCTCAAAGGGAGTCACTTTTACCATACCCAACTAATATAAGAATATCTAGTACCACTTTTAACAGGATTAACCTGATGTGGATACATAAAATTACTAGGGAATATTAGCAGATCACCTGGCTTCATGTCAATAGTAGCACCACCCCATAATTTAAATTCACCTCCTGTATAATCATCATTCAAAAGACCTAAGCAAGTTAATATAGGAATACCTCTCCTCTCACCTTCAAATAATGCCTTAATATGATCACAATGCTGAGCCATTTTTTTATTTTCAGTATACCTATTATACTTAATAGGTGAAAATCCATCCCAAGAACTAAACCAAGGAAAACGAATCTCACTTTGATATTGTGAAATTGCCTTAGATAACCTATCAATTATAAGTGATGAATTTTTTACCTCTCCATAAACATCAGTAAAAAAATCTAATTCATCTTCTCCTGATGCAGGTGCAATTTCACCTGTAGTATGATTATAAAATTTATGTTGTTCAAACTCTAGATCCTTTATCTGAGATATGGTATCTTCACATTCTACTTTATCTAAAATATTATCGTATACTCTAGCGTAGAATCTTACATCATATAAATTATTACTCATTACGTTTTTGATAATAGGAATCCCAATTCATTTTACCCATTGGAAATGGATATACATCTTCTTGCTCTGCATCAAAGTTCATAAAAACTTCTTTTTGTGACTGCGAAAGATCTATATCACAATAGAAATATTGCCTTCCTCTTCTTGGTACATTAGTTTTCCATCCTAAGAAATCAAGCACACCACTTTCACTAGAAGTATCAACCGCATCTATTTTATCAGCATCCATTTCAGGATCCCAAGTCCAAGGAGTACAAGTATCAACTGTTATAATATGAGATAATGATTTAAATGCAGTCATCCTTAAAAAAGCATCATGATACTTATCAAAAGCAATTTGACGTTTATCATTAGTTGGCCACTTTAGTCCATTAGTAGCATGTAATATAAGGTCTATTCCAGCACCCTTCAACCTTTCATTCAATGCCATCCCATATTGATGTTCTTCAACACACCCCCACATATCATTACATATCATACCAATAGCAGATGCTGGTCTGTCATTACCCTTAATAGGAAAAATTGCTAAAGGCATGTCTGGATCACGAGGAACACTAGCATCATTTGGGATACAATATGACTTTAAAGTTATTTCAAATAAACTTCCTTCATAGTAGTGCCTGATTTCATTTCTATTAATTTTACCTTCCCACTCATTTTCCTGTAAATGTGTTCCTAAATGTAAGAATTCCAAACCCTTTGCGTGTTCTTCAATCTCCTTTAAAGCATCATGTATCTCATCTAAATGATTAGACCATCTAAACCCATATCCAGAAAGAGATCCTTCAGGTGTAAGTAAATGTTTTACTTCATTCTCTTTCGCCCAATCAATCGCCTTTAATATTTCTTTTTTATTAAATTCAATATTTGTACTAACTGGTAATTGAGCACCAGCAATTCTAGTAGTTTTTTTACTCATAATCCTGGATTTAAAGATAGTTCGTTGGCATGAAGATGTTTTGCAAATCTTCTTATTGGAGTTTCACTCACATCAAGATCATAATGAAAATATTGTCTTCCTCTTCTTGGTACATCAGTTTTCCATCCTAAAAAATCAATAAATCCACTCTGACTAGAAGTTTGAAACTCGTTTATATCATCTTCAGGTGTAGAATTCCAAGGCGTACAAGAATCAACAGTTAAAATAGGAACAGCACAGTTCACAACAGTCATTTTAAAATGAGCATCATGCCAAGAATCATAAACATCTTTTCGGAAATCATTATCAGGATAATTTCTACCATTTGTTGCATGAAACATCACATCAAGTCTTTTAAGTTCTAATGCCTTATTAGAAATAGCTTTGTTTCCTCCTTCACCATAACCCCACATATCATTACATAGTAATCCCACTGCCATTGGAATTTCATCAGGATTGTTAGAATCACTTTTTATTAGTTGAACAGGTACTACAGGTTCTTTTGAATTTTTAGCAAGAACACCTTCTTCTGGCATAGGATAATATTTAAATGTAGTTCCATATAAAATACCATCAGGATTATAATGTCTTAATTGATTTCTAAAAATATCTCCATATTTGTCTGGTTCTTTATAATTAGTTCCCAAATGTAAACATAATCCAGATTTACTTTGATGTTCCTCAATTTCTTTAAGAGCATCTGTAAGTTCATTCAAATTTTCTTTCCAATCAGACATATATCCAGAAAGTGCAGCTTCTGGAGTTAATAAATGATCAACCTCATTGTCTTTTGCCCAATCAATCGCCTTTAATATTTCTTCTTTGTTTTTCTGTATATCTACAGTTACTGGTATTTGAGCACCTCCTAATCTAATCGTCATTAGTTTCTTCCTCCGTATCAAATTCAGTTATAGCGTCAATAGGGACTTCTGCTTCACCTATCTTATACCAGTGAACTATTTCACCAGATTTCCAACTTTTTCTTTCACCGATATATTCAAGATCAGGCATATTATAATCACGTAGAATCGCTTGTAAACGATAATGTAATAAATCTAATTCAGATGGCATTTTATTAACGAGGTGGTACTCCATTAAAACTAGTTCTTATTTTACTGCGACAAAATCCTGCTCTTGGAAATTGTATGTTAAAACTCAAACTAATTCTTTCATGATCAGTTTCATTGTTAGCAGTAGTATGATACAACACTCCTGGCCATAATGCAAGTAATCCTTGCTCTAAAGGTAATGATATTTTATCATCAACAAGTCCATATATAAAACTTGATATTAACTCTTTAGTAGGACTATAAAAAGTTAAATTACCATCTTGACCATTTGTTTGTAAATAATATACTCCAGATATATCAATAGATCCATGATAATGCATAGGAGCGTATTGTCCATAATTTGTTTTAGTAAACCAAGATTGTTGAACCAAATATTGATGCGGAAAATCTAAATTATCTTGGTAATCATCACTCGTAAACTCTTCATATGAAGCAAGATTATCATAATTAAAATATCCCAAATCAGCAACATAACGCATCACATTTTTATATAAAAATGCAAGAAATTTATAGCACTTATATTTCTCTAAAACATTATCAGAAAACAAAGTACCATCCTCACCCAAACTAAGATCATGACCATCACCTAAAGATGGATGATGAAAATCTAAGCACTGTAAGGCTTCAGTCAATTCACTTTGAATCTCCTCATACTCACTATTAAGTGCCATTTCAGCATAAATTGGAGTAGGAAAAACAGAATTTGTAGGCATTATATTGGTAGTTTAGCTTTAGAAGTCGCTTTCATAAAATTAAGACGGGTTGCATCCCATTTTAATCGTTCCTTTAAAGGTTTTGAAATTAACTTAGATACTGATTCTACCTCAATATTATTAGATTCGCAATAATAACATATAGCATCGATATAGTTAAATTCTTCCTCTGCTACTATCTTTTCTATTTCCATAGCAAACTTTTGAGGTGTGAGAAACTTACTCTCTATCGCCTTTTCTAATTCTTTATTTGGTTCCATAGAGCTCCAGTTTATCTTTAACAAATTTGTTAATGTATTTTCCGAGAAGTTTGATGTACTTCGCTTTGTCTCGTTCTTCATAAATCACACACTCGCCATTTTCGCAGGCCATAATAA